GTGATGGTATGAACGCTCCACATTCCACTGTTATAAACAACATCACAAACAACAATACAAGTTCCTCGTCAGCTGGTGCGTCAAAGGATGTTTATCCAGTAATGGCAAGAAACAAATTTGAACATAAGACATTAGCTGGATTAGCATAATAAAAAGGGGCCATCTGGCCCCTTTCTTTTTAGTCGTCGTTGATTAACGACTTAAACGCTTCGAGATCTTCATCCTCATCCCAAGGAGCATCTTGCTTGGGTTTAGAAGCTGGCTTAGCACTCTTTGCTGGTTTGGCCAACTGTTCAAAATCCTCTTCATCAACGATAGTACGCTGAGATGCATTTTGAACTGGTTTTGTTGAACCACTACCATCAAGGGCAAGCACTCGATAGAGCTTTTGCTTCAAATCATCATAAGGTTTGAAGTGTTTCTCATCGAGGAACTCCTGTAGAGAGTGTTCCTGCTTCCAGATAGACTCGAGCTCCGAGTCATCATCGAGTAAAGGTGATTGCTCTTCAAACTCTGATTTATCGTAGTTGCGATACCCCTCAACATTACGAATCTTCAGTTTGAAGTTTGCACCCGCCCAAAGATCAAATGGATTAATTGGATCCTCGTCCTCGAACTCTGGATTCATTGCTGCGTTCAACTTGTCAAAGATCTTCTTGCCGTACTTGAACAAGAATACCTTGCCTTCGTTTTCTGGATGAGATTTGTCGCTTACAACGTAGATGTTCGAGATGAAATTCAGCTTACGCTTTTGCTTGCGAACCTGATCTTGATTTTCTTTTGTACCAGTTGCCCATAGTTGGGTATTGTACTCCGAGACAGGATCAGCCTTACCAATTGTAGTTAGTGATTTCTCGATATACCACTGACCACCAGGACCTTTGAATCCGTGATCGAAGATACGAACAAAAGGCACATCTTCACCATCAGGTGCAGGTAGGAAGCGAATCACAGCATATCCATTACCAGACTTATCAACTTCTGGTTGCCAGAAACGAGTGTCTTGTTCGCGAGTGTTACCTTCTGGATTTGATAGCTTCTGAACTTGCTGAGTGAGCTTTTCGAGGGACGACTTGGAAGACTTTTTGAGATTTGAAAATGACATCGTATTTTCCTTATTTAAATATATGTTTGTATATGTTTCGTATCCACAGACTCATGATCTACTGCACAACAGAATGAGCCTGAGACTCTTCTATTATACTTCTGTATTTATCTAGATCAACCGAAATAAATGGCGATAATTTAGATAATTTTACACCCTCTGATTTCCAGACTGGATCGTCAAGATTCTGATCCCAGTACCTAAAAAGACAACTCTTATTTAACTTGTCAATGATGATTAGGGTTTCAGCCGTTATTTGTTTGCTGAGATAACGCCTGAACAACTGAGGGTGCTGACGATTCTTGACCTTGTATTCTTCTTTAAGATTGTCTATCTGTTCTAGATCATTCTTAAAAAAGTAACTCAGGGATTGAATCTTCTTCAACCAATCTCTATAGTTCTTTTCCGTTGCATTCTCATTAACAAGATCTCCTATCCAGAGATCTCCGTTTTGATAGAGATTTGCAACAAGGAAGCCAATAGGATCTTTATGTTTTGCTAGCTTCGAAAAGAAGTACTTGTCGTTTCTTTTCTCAAAAGCACCATACGATACTTTTATCTTTCCAAGATACTTAAAATAGTCGTATGAATCTAACTGAAAATGTCTTTTGAGCGCACAGTACAGTTTATACGCTTCATAATCAGTCATAGTGGTAGCTTTTGTGTCTTAGGCAAATAGTTAAGTTGCTCAGCCTCTTCTTGGATAGACGCCTTGAGCTTGGAGTTATTTTTAATTAGCGAAGCAGCTGTTTCTATATCGATGCTATTTTTATCACAGAAATAAACAACAGCATCAATGTACTCCATCTTCTTTTCACTGACAAGTTTTTCTATTTCTTTTGAGAACTCAACAATACTAACAAAGTTAAGATCCTGAATCATTGAGTTTTCCTTGTTGGTCTCTTATAGAAGACGTGCTGACCTATGCGAACGGTCTTTTTCAACTTCCAGTTGGGATTGATGTATGTTGCGTGAAAGAATAAAGATCCTTTGCTGGGGTCTTTAGCATCTTCATCGGAGTAGTTGTATATTATATCAGATGCAAGTTGTCTAATCCACCGATACCTACTTGGATCATCAATCTTGGGATTCTTGCCACGAGAACATACCCATGAGAATTGGCACATACTTCTTTCTTTTTGGTACACTACCTCACAGATTGTTTTCGGAAAGTGTGGATCAGATACTCTATTGAGAGTAACAAAACCAACTGCTCTGATTCCTGCTTCGGGTTCATTCTTGGCTTCAAAATACATGTTCTTCGCTAAACACTCTACTTGTCGTTCTGATACTTGACTGAATGTGCTAGATGTGTACAACAATGACGTGTCGGTTTCATACTGCGTGTCATCAGCAAGTACAAGCGAACATAAACCAAGAAGTGCTATTAACACTATCTTTTTCATGTTTACTTCCTCTTTTGTTGTTACGGGAAATTTAGAATACGAGGATATACTACTTTCAGTTACCAGATTTTTAAATATCACAATGACATCCTTATCAAGAACTGCTCATAATGCTTTGGGCCGTTGACCCTATTGTAGATAATGGTATTTATAATAATTATACGGTGAGACCTAATCTCTTAGCGTCTTTCCTAAGCTCGTCTCCGTGTGTATCAAATAGTTCGATTAACTTCAAATTGGCATCTTCTGCAGATCCAATACCTAGATCCTGCCTGCAATCATATTTGAAATCTTTATATTTGCCTTCCTCATCAACATAATGAAAAAAAACTTGTGTTTGTCTGTTGCCTTGATAAGGAGTTCTCCAATGTGGGAGTTTTACACCACTATACACCAGCATGTCGCCTGGGTATAGTAATATAGGTAAGTTTCTACCTTCTAGATTTTCAACCCACAGTTCCCAGGGATCCGGATCATTTGATATGCATAGAGACGCAGAGTATTCACAACTCGGTCTATCTATATGTCTCCTCATGTCCGAGCCAGGATAATATATTCTCATATAGCTATATGTTGGAAGAAGCTTCTTTTTAGTAATTTCTTCTATCTTAGGCTGTAACATCTGCAATAACGCATCTGTACAACTCCACCCATACAAAGGAAAACTATTTTTACATAGATTGTCAGAGAAATAGTTTGTGTCCGATTGATCGATACCCTCGTTGAAATAAGTAAATTTTCTCACCATCTCAGCCTGGCGATCGATTAGAGAGCACATATCTTCAGAAACAGAATTTCTGACAATTTGATATAGACGTTGTTCAAACATATAAGATTGGAGTGATGCCAGCTGATTGGATGATAAGGACAGCTGGCGAAACCTCATCTAGAGCTTAAGCTGCTAGAGCGTACTCGCTATCATTTGCGGTTACTTTTTTTGCTTGATTTACGGTCATCGCCTACCGTGTTGCCGTCTCTGCTATCTCACCCTGTCGAAACCATGTCTAGCCCATCAGAAGTGTCCTGCTGTTCACAGGTCAGGAATTCCAATCCTCAGAGTCTTGTTAAACTCTTACATATCACCCTAAACAACACTTCTGGTGGACTAGGTGGGAGTCGAACCCACGTCCAGAATGCCTTCACTTTGAAGGAATTACAACAATATGTTACACACTATGTAGGATCCGCCCCTACGTTACCGACCAGCGGTATCTTAGTCTATTCGTCGCCTTTGCCACTTCTAGATGAATAGTGTGTTCTTTGAGTTGTTTGCAGTAGTTTAAACACTGCCCACAACTAACATCATCCTCAGTCAGCCGACTGATTAATTCGTTCTTAGATTTGTAATCTGATTGTTTTATGTTTCTACAAACACAAATAATCATTCACGTCCCCACTTGATTTTAAGCCAGAGTCTTTCATGTATGTAGTGAGCTACTGTCATAAAAATATTTATGATTACAGCTCCCTGAATACCAGTCCATGCAGCTGTAACCAAAGTTGCAACAATACGCCAAGATACCGATCTTATCAACGTTCGCTTATGAGATTCCATTATTTCTGTGCCCTAATATCATCGATAATATTATCTACCAGTGAACTTTCAATCTGGTTTACGCTGTAAGGAAGTGACTCATCCTTAACCATAATATACTGCTGCAAGGGAGTCCCTTTTTTTATTACAACACTATCGTTAAGACTGTGCCAAAATAACTGGACATTCAGAAAATTAGTATGTTTTAAGATTCCACAAGCAGATGTAAATTCGTTTCTATCGCTAAGTGGAATAGGCATGGCTATTACAGAGTATCCCTTGGGTATTTTAACTACCCAGGGAGACTGAATTTTTACGATAGTTTTGAGTGTGTTTTTTTTAAAGTTACCAAAATCAAATAGCTGTGAGGCTGGATGCAGGCTGATGTAGTCGTTCATTAGATCCCCGTACATTAATTTTTTTTGATCTATTTCACACTCAAAATCAAAACTAACACCATCGCCATTAGTGTGGATTACAAAGTCCTGATAGGATCTTTGAATCCACCCCATATTACCAATACCAATAATACCTGGACACCTGGATGTGTGGGCCGATACACGCCTGCACTGCTTGAGATCAGCAACCATTTTATTGTACCAAACAAAATCACTTATGTTTGATTTCTCAATGGGCATACTACTTACCAGATCAGGTATAAATGTGTAAAACTCTAACATGATATAGCTGGGTCAAAACTAATGAAAGTTTACTATCTAATGTAATTACCTGTTACGACAACGTAGATGAACAAGACCCAACCAAACCTTAGAGCAATATCAAACCAACGCTCAAAGTGGTCTAACCAAGTCTTGCTGCCAGAGTTTTTTGATTCTGGTGAGAGGCTCATTGTACCCCCGCGTTATAAGCATCAAGTGTTTTCTTGAACTTACCAGCATGGCTACGCTCTGCCTTAGCAAGAGTTTCAAA